TGTTGTCTTGGTCCCAAATATACATTGTGTTTTCATCACCTGGGTATGCCACGGGTGGAATGTATTTTTTCTGTGTGTCATCCCACACCCAGTTGTCATATGGTTTGGGTTGGTAAAATCCATCCTTGTCAGCATCGTAATACATACCGATGGCAGGGAATCTAAATCTTATATTGTTGTTGTATGAACACTGCTTCCACACCGTGTCAGCACCATATAGTGATTGAAGATGTGTGATGCCCGATTGTTCGTTTTCTGTGCCGCCATCATCTAATACTGGATTAGCAACCACAATTATTCTTTGAACAATATTTTCTGAATTTAATTCTGCGAAATGTGCCATTATGCTGTGTAAGTCCCCGATCCTGTGAATTTTACTATGGTGTCCGAACCTGATGTGGTCACCGTGGGCGAACCTGATGTGGTGCCCGAATAATTTGCTGTGGCCATTCTCAGTATCACAACACCTGAACCTCCTGCTCCACTCAAGTCACCGGTGTGTCCTCCCTCACGTTGGCCTCCACCGCCACCGCCTCTGTTAGCACTACCGGATGTGGTTTTATTAGTTCCACCACCGGCTCCACCACCACCATCTCCACCTCTATAATTGGGTCCAGTATTAGAACTGGTGCATCCTGCTCCGCCACCTGCGAAACTTTCCGAGCTGCCTGTGATAGTCAAACCTTTACCGTCACCACCGTATCCACCGGTGCCATCTAATCCGTCGGTGTTGCCTGCTTCTCCGGCTCCTCCTCCACCACCACCGTATGTGCCACCTCCTGGTCCAGGACCTCCGGCGAATCCTTGGTTGGCTGTGCCTGCGCCTGCGCCACCTGCTTGTGCTGAACTTGTTCTGGAGTTTCCTCCACCTGAACCTCCGTCTCTGCCTTTGGTGTATGTATAGGTGCCAGAGTCATAAAGATAGTTGTAACCACCTCCACCACCTCCCACTGAGGTTATTGTTGTGATGCCCGAACCTGATACAGATGAATCTGAGCCATCGTTGCCAAAATTGCCACCTGTGGGTGTGCCACCTTCTGCTGTGGCTGCGGCACCTCCTGCTCCAACGGTTATGGTGTAAACGGTGCCACTTGAGAATGTGAGAGCGGATTCTGTTGATCCACCTCCACCAGTGCCTTCGTTGTTGTATGAATTTCTCAATCCGCCAGCACCGCCTCCTCCACCAACCCAAGCACCGCCTGAAGCTCCGCCTGCTACAATGAGGTAATCCACACTATAAGTGGCAGCACCTACGCCGCCCACGGCTGCTGTAGAAAATACGCTTCTACCGAATCCCAAAGGCATTATTGGTAGTCCTTTACGATGTTGCCCAGTATTTCTGTGCCTGTGTTGAACACCGTGACAACGTCAGTGCCTGATGCTGTCAGTGTTGGGGCACCACCGGGGAATTTTATCGCTGTGGATGTGTCATCACTGAATGTGCCAGTGTGTGATCCATTGCTGACTATGATCAGTGTGTGACTTCTGCCTGTGGGTAAATTTAAAAAAGTAAATTGACTGGAGTGTGATAGTGCCACCCTTGATACAGAAGTAGCAGAACAATCCACGTTTATTGATGTAGAACTTGTGAGTGCGGTTACGGTTTCTTTGTAGGTTTTTTCAAACACCGCTTCCGATTTCAGCGCCAGTTGAGTGCCAAATATAGCAACCTCTTGCTGAGCGTAGGAATCGCCATTGTGTCCATAAGCATCTAACTCCAAAGAACCGCCACCTGAATTTAATGCTACCACACCTGTGTCAAAATTGTAACCAAAGAACACACCCAAGTCGCCTGTTGACGAAGATGCCGGCTGTGAGTAGACTTGGTCATCAAATTGTAGACCGATGTATTGGATGTTGGAACCCGATCCGCTCACTGAAGAACCATTTAGGTATTGACCTAATTGGAATCTTGCTGTGGTGCCATCATCATAAACTTTCAAAGGAAAATCACCATAGTTGTTGTAATCCACTGCTGATGTGTCGTGTTGGATTTGTAATTCTGTTTGGTCCACCATAACCACACCTGTGCCATTGGGTGCTAATACGATGTCACCATTTGATACAGAAACAATTGAGTTGCCATTTACATCCAATGATCCGCCCAATTGGGGAGTGGTGTCTTCCACCACATCCAGGATACCTGTGTCGGTGTCTGTGACCGTGTTGGTTATTGTTAGTGTGTTGCCAGTGATGGATGTGGTGATACCCGTGCCACCAGCAATTTTTAAAGTGTTGCCCAGAGTGAACTCTGTGCCTGTTGAATCGTCGCCCACCACAATGATGCCGTTATCTAAAACGTGGATAAAGTTATTATCAAGTTCTTGGAATGAGAGAGCGGATCCCTTTGTAGTTGCTTGGGCATTGGATTCTTGTCTGAGTGTAATCGCCATACTATTATTTATTGGATTGAGATGCTAATTGTTGATTAAATGTAAGGTGTTGATGGTATTTTACGTTTACACCATATTCCACACAATCTATATTAACAGGCGAGTGTATGTAAAAGTCTATTTGTCTGTTGTCAGTGAATATCTTTTGCCATAATTGACGCCATTGGACATACAAAGTCAAATCCCTGTGTGGTCTTGGTATCATGGTGTCTTGATTGCTGGTCATATCATCGCTCCATAATGTGTCACAGCCATATATGTGGATGGTTGTGTGTGCCAAAGATAATAATTTTAAACAAGCGAATTGGGCATTGTTGTAGGGTATTGCTGTGTTGTGGCACTGCTCTACCTCCAGTTGTAATTGGTATTGCTGGATCAGTCTGTTGGCTTTAGGGCTTGTCCAAACCAATTTGTCTGTCAGCAATTGATTTTTGTAGATGTATTCTATAGGTTGTGGATCAATTATGGACACCACATCGTGTGGTATGTGCCAATTGAGATTACACACAACCTTAAATCCGTCTTGATTTCTATAGTATTTTTGGCTGGGACCATTTCCTATGATTATTCCTATTGACTTTTCCATTTTTCTTATTTAATTTATAAATATATGTATGCTAATCAAAAAAGTCTTTACACCAAGAAGTGTATCAACTTATGGTTTACCACAACCTTGGAGCACCCGTTATGCCAGGCACAAAGCTCAGGCAAAATACAGGCACGAACTATATGAACTTACTCCGGCTCAATACTACGACATATGGTTGTCCAGTGGGAGGTCAAGCCAGGCTGGCAGACATAAGGGTCAATACACTATGATTAGGGTTGACTCTAAATTACCATGGACTGAGGGTAACATCAGCATAATCCGAAGAAGTGAACACACCAAGAGCAATATGAATCGCTATTGGTCACGTGGATTTGCCGAATAGTCCGATACACCGATGTGCTGGGTGGACCAGCACATCTTAACTTAGACCTTATAAAGGAGGCAAAATGACAAACGACGACACAAGTCTTAAGTTCTTAAGACTATACAAAGAACGTAGAGCAATCTACGATCAAGGCAAAGAGATGGAGGAAGATGTTCGTGGCATAGGCTACTACTTCGACCTTTGTGCGGAACTCAACAAACAGGACTGCTTTGCCATAATCACTGAGATAAGAGATTTAATATCGCAGGGTATTAAACCTCCCTTCAAAATACAAACCATAGACACAATTGAAAGAAAATTGGTTAGCCAAACCAAAGCCAGTAAATCTGTGAGATGGCAATTGTGTATGATGATGTGTGATTGGATGGATGTAATCAACGACAAAGCACCACGCCCGGTCAACAAAAGAACAAATATTATCAGAACTGCCTATCAACAGGCAAATAAATTGTTCGAATTTAATTAATATATCTTTGTGTGATGCCCCTGATTTAAAGGGGCATTACAGGTTGACAGGTAAATACAAAGAAACTATAATAATCAAATGTCAGAAAAGAAAAAAACACTTTCTCAATTGGCTGTAGAACACGGCGTAAGTCGTGAGGCAATGAGAAAACGATTAAAACGTAACGGGCAACCAGACCTGCCCGACCCAAACAATATTAGCCACAATCGAGGAGACAGCAAATACACATACCAAGGTGAAACTGCCAAGCACTGGGCAAAATTATACAATGTCACTGAGTGGCGCGTGGTTGAGTCCATCAAACGTGGTGAAAAATTAGAGGAAGTCTATGGTTGAACTGAGATTGGAAGATTTGGAGACCACAACACTCCAAGACCGCAGGGACAATTTGTTGAAAGAAATCAACGATTTGGCAGAACGTAAAGATATTACAGACAGCGAATACTGGGCAGTGTATCATCAACTTAATCGAGATATCACAGCCATAGAACAGGAATTGAGAAACAGAGGGCTATAATTTTGTTCCATTGTATCAGAGGCACAGCAGGTAGTGGTAAAACCACAGCAGTCAAAAGCATCAAAAGGCTGTATCCAAAATATAGTGTGATTATGAAAGACAAGTTAGGGCAACAGATTATAAATTTATGCCATGGTCACCAAACTCTTGCTGATTGTGTGATTGTGGGACAATATGTAGAACACACCGACAAGATAACCACTGGTGGTGACAGCATATATTATACAGAACAATTAAAATTGGCTGCCAAATATGTTGACAGCCACGGATACGATGTGATATGGGAAGGCATCATACACCAGAGTTATCCCATATTCGAAGAGTTGTCACGCCTAAGCCCTGTTTGTGTGTATTATATGGATGAAACAGAAGACACCATACTCAAAAGAAGAATAAAACGTAGCAAGAGCAGAGGATATGACCATCAGATGACCACTGCCACTGGCATACACTTCTTAGACAAACTCAAAAGCGAAAATCTCCGCATCCAAGAACTTGAAAATGTGGAACTCATACACACCCATAGCCAATTGGTCAAGGATTTGTTCGTGGATAGGCTACAATCCAGACCAACTCGACCTTTTGAAGACGAAGATTTGTGGGACTTCAAGTGTAGATACGACCACATCAAGAGTATTAGAAGCAAAAGACGTGAAATCGTCAGTGATTTGTTCACATACACCGACTAAAACACCAATAAAACAGCGATTTATACATAGGTTGACACATTGCCTAATGACTATACAATTATATTATTAACTTATTAAGGAGCAAACAACGATGAAAACAGAACACATCAGGGACATTATGGACAGACTCACAAGGTCAAAGTATATGAGTTTGGATCATCAAAGCAAAGACGAACTGCTGTTCGACTATGCTGAATACAAAGGCATCACCGAACCGTGGTTGGATTGGATAGGTGTTGAAGAAGAATTTGTGTGGCACTTACACGATGAAAAAGAAGAGTTGGTGTAGGTTGACAAATTTTAACCAAGAATTTATAATGAAGATATAACTCAAACAAGGAGCAAACAACAAATGACTAACAGACGACCAGCAAAATTGTTCCAAGATGGAACAGAATTGTTAAACACTAAGATTAGGGTATCACAAAAAAGATATCATGACTCTCAGTGGAAACACAATAAAATATTGGAGACTCCACACCTATCTTACTCAGGTGACAAATGTCCAGACTCTCCAGAAGTGGTGTCACACTACAACAAACGAGAAGCAGAAGGCCATAATATGTTCGAGTGTCCAGAAAACTTTTGGGAATTGGATTTCAACAAATGCCACGAAGATATTGGCATTAGTCTTACACCCAGAGAGGGTGTGACTAATCGTATGGGCTACGAATTCGAACTTCGAAGAGTAATACTACAGGCAAAGCATAGACTGGACAAAAGATGGCAACAAATCTACAACCAGTATGTGGACGAAAATGTATTCCAAGATGAACTTGGGCGTTTTGTAAAAGGACAAGATCCTGTAGAAATCACCGAAGGTGCTACATCATAATAAATTTAACTGGGCCCTGTGCCAGCAGGAAAACACAAAAAAATCCTGCTTATAAGGGCTTAGATTGACAGAACAGGTAAATATAGTAAAATTAATCAAACAAGGAGCAAACAACCAATGAAACAACTAAGCAAGAGTGGTCGTGGTCAGAGTATATGGATCACACCGGATGGATATGTGGTATGTGACCGTAATGAACGACCACGTAAACGATTCAATAGGACATATAAAACTTTCGACGAAGCGGAGCAAATGTTCCGTTTCTTGGTGAAGATGGATAATTGTAAGACATTCGAAGAACAAATGGATGTCCTATATAGGACTTTGTAATGTTACCAAAACCACAAACAAAGATTTACAGCGAGATGTCCTATGTGGTCTGTATGCCAAGACACAAAAATAGGAAGCAAACGGTCAAGGATTATTTTGGCAGACTTATTCCCCATCAATATTATAAAACCAAAGGCTACTGGGAGTCACAAACTCTTGTGGCAAGGAATCAATTACAAACCCAAGAAGTGGTAGCCATAGTGGTAAATGGTATGCTGATTAAAGAACTGCTCACCAAACAACAGCCACACGTGATTTACCTGGAAGATGAATGGCGCGAATACACTGGAAAGATGTTCGAGTCCCAAGGTGTAGTGGAAGCCCTTAACCAATTTAACAAGGACTGGGATGACCAGTGTCTGTTAGAGGCTTGGGAGAATGGTCTAACAAAAACAGACAAAAGACTGCCCACCTATTTGGCCAACAACCTTAAGGGTTCCAGGAATAGGCAGATATTTGCCGCTTGCCAGCAATGGTTTTGGCAACAGGAAAGCCAGCAAAAACAAGGGCAAACAGCATAGGTTGACATATTGTAAGCCAGAAAGTATAATGAAAGTATGAAAACAACTCAACAGCAAACTATAATCCATCACTGGGTTACAGACAAACTTGAACAAGACTATGGCATCAAATCTTTAGAGCAGATTGAGCAGTCAGGTCTATTACAAACAGAATGTAAGGTATTGCCACATTTGGCTGAAGACCAAATGCCTATGGACGTGCTTTGGTTTACCAAAAACGACAATCTTCCAGGCGCCAGCACCAGCATACCACTCAGCATATTAGACAACGCCGCTAAATTGTGTGACCTGCTAAAAAGGAGAGTTTCTGCCTCGGACTTGGAGGGTAGAATTGTATTAAGACCAGAGCCCAAGACCTACAGAAGATATTCTTTCGTGGCCGAGGACATAGGTGCTGTTTGGTGGCACAGATACAGAGCCAAATGGTGTGGCATCAGTGTCAAGAAGAAGAACTGGGTAAAGAGTTTGGATCTCAAGAGCAGGATAAATGGCGACGATGTCACAGACTATTATGTGTGTGAGCAGGACGTGCCAATCAGCAAGGCAATAGAAGTCCGTGACTACACTTTTACCCAAGAACAAGTGATCAACAATTTAGGATTTAAATCCGTGGCAGACATCTACACCAGACAATTGCCACTATTGGAGAAAGTATATGGATAAGAACTACCAAAAAAGAAGTTTAGTGGTGGGTTTGGGATTTGGACAATTATACGTCGACCAACTCAAAAAATTAGGGCACACCGTGGTAACGGTGGACGCCGATGTCAGCAAGGGAGCCGACTTTACTAATGTGGACGATGCTTTGGACTTCAACTATGACTACGACACTGCCCACATCTGCCTGCCCAATCATCTACACCGCGAAATAGCACACCACGTCGGTTTCAACAGCAGGGTTGTGTTCGTGGAAAAACCAGGCTTCGAGGATGCCCAGTGGTGGCACAATATGGCACAACAGAACGGTGAAAAAAAACTGATTATGACCAAGAACAACCAATACAGGAAGATATGGCCTCAATTGAGAGCCTACATCAGGCAACACCCTGAACAAGAGATCCGCATAAACTGGATCAACAAGGACAGAGTGCCTAATCCAGGCAGTTGGTTCACAGACAAAAGCAAATCGTTTGGTGGAGTCAGCAGAGACCTTATGCCACACCTATTGAGTATGGTGTGTGTGCTGTTGCCCGACGACTACCATCGTTTAAAACTCACACAAAGAACACTCGAACAGCGTTACACACTTCAAGATATGGCACAAACAGACTATGGCTCTATACAAAAGGATGGCGTGTATGATGTGGACGATTTGTGTGTGCTGACATATGAACTGCCAGACTCACCCATAAAATTAAAACTCACAGCGGATTGGAAGAGCAACCAAGAAGATGACATAGCCATACACATAGGCAACTGCCACACTGAATTGGGCTTGTGTCCGGATTGGTGCTACAAGGATATGATTGCCAAAACCATCGAAATGGATGGCTACTATGACCAATGGTGGTGGGATCAGCAGATGTGTGAGGATGTGTGGATCCATGAACAAATCACAGGTGAAACAATCAGCAACACCGGTGGATTTGGAGCCAGCGTCTACACACAATTAATGGGAAGGTAGACAAATCACACAAAGAGTTTACAATATAACACCAAGGAGCAAACAACTATGACAAAAATATTAGCAACACAAGGCAAGGGATGGTATGAAACCACATATCAAGTGCCTGACATAACAGACAGACAGATCCGTGTCCGTAGTGTGCTGACTGGCGTGTGTTCCAGCGATGTGGCAATGGGCAAGGGCGAGTTTGGCCCTCTACCTTTACATTGTATGGGACACGAAGGTTTGGCACAGGTCATTGAAGTGGGCAAGGATGTCCAGGACTGCCAAGTGGGCGACTATGTGGCCACCAGAGGTGAGCCTGCTTTCGCTGACGAGTATGTGTGTGAGCCCCAAACCTACGTGGTGGTGCCAGAAGCACTGCCAAGATACATCTTAGAGCCAGTGGCTTGTGCCCTTAATTGTGTGGGCTACAAGGCACAAACAGCAGTCAGTCACTGCCACATAGATCACACTCCAAGGATGCTGATAATAGGCACAGGATTTTTGAGCAAGGTAATCTGCCAGTATATGCTCACACAAAAACCCACGTGGCAAGTCACGGTGTGGGGCACCTATCACAAAGACTATTTCAACCAATTGGGTGTAGAAGTGGTGGACACACCCCGAGGCGAGTATCATTGGTGTGTGGACTTGAGTCCCACCGACAGGATACAATCAGTCCAAATGGCACAGAATGGCTGTGTGGTGTTGGCAGCGGAGAAGCACCCCAAACTCCTTATGGACTTCCAGCAATGGCTTTGGCAGTCAGTGAGTGTGGTGTTGCCCTCCCCAAGAGCAAGTGGCTTCCATCACAAAATGGCACAGGCACGCGACTTGATCCACAAGGGTGTGATTGAAGTGGATCAGTTATGGTCAACACCCACACCAAGAGCACAATGGCCATCAGCATTTGACCAACAGGGGCAGAGGCAGTGTATAAGATTCTAACGGTTTGTGGCAGGTGGATGTCAGCCACAATGGGAGCAGGGCGTTTGTTGTTTGCTGTCCTGCTCCTCTCCACTTCAGTGGCCACCGCAGGCACGCCGTTAAGCCCCGAGCACCAACTCAAACAGCACATATTCGATGGTGTGACCATAGGAGACGTGGTGACCACAATCATAGGTGGCGGCTGTGGTATGGTCAAAGAAGTGAATCCCATCCTACAGGGAGCCTCGCCCCAAGGCATCATTGGATTCTTCGTGATTAGGAATGTGTTACACCGTGAGTTGACTGGCTCAATCCCCGAAGAATGGAGGACAGCCTGGTTGAACACTTCAATCGGTGCCCAGACACTGGTGGTCATCAATAATGTGTATCAGTTGGCACGATGGTGTTAGCAGGATTGAGATTTCTTAGGCGAATTTTACAAGCAATAGTGGACGGCGCCGGTTACCTACCGCGTATGACGGGGTCGCGGTGTTTGTTCTATTATACAACCTACAGATAGAAAGTCAACCTTCCCAACCATCTTTTTTTATTCAGTTTAGGTTGACAAATTGCTCGGATCCTGTATAATAGAATTAATAAAGCACAAGAGGTAGATCCAGTGGAGACGCTGGCCCCACTTTGTAGAGGGCATTGATTACTTGTGTTTTAGGCTTTTGTTTTAGTGACAGACCACTGCCTGCTCTCCCAAATGTTTTGCGAATGTTTTGGCAGGCAGTGGCACACTAACACAGACAATGGATAACCATCCTGTATGCGAGTAGGTCATCGAACAGTCGCCATAGATTGTGGCGAGATTGGCCCACCCATCGCACACACACCGGCTCTCTCGACACACACATCAATCTGTGGACACACCCAATTGGGATCGGTGGGCAAGACCCAGGTGACTCGGTGATCAATCATTAGGTTGACAATAATTTACCATCTGTTATAATATAATTGGTTTAATGTAGTCTAACACACAAAAGAGCCCCTGGATGAGCACAGGGGTTTTTTTGTCTCTGAATTGTGTAGTAATATTTTATTACCCTGGGCTTTCGCCCTCGAACACCATCAGATTGTGGTGATATCCAGGGTGGAATTTGGTGTTGAAATTCAATTCTAAGGGGTCACAGAAGTCAATTTGGGGTCAATTGAAGTTCTATACACATACACTGGCACGCCTATATCTGTCTATCTACACTTCAAAACCCTGCCGTTCACATTAGGGCTTCGTAGTCTTGTGTGTTTGTTGTCTCAATTGTGCTCTTTTTTGTCTCATTCTTACACGATGTTGCTCAATGTTGTGCTTCCATATGGTTGGCTTGTTGGTGAGCCTTTCCATGGTGTCTGTGGCGTCTAACTGGGGTTTCAACTCTTTCAACAAGTGTTGGAATGTGCCCATATATGTGTCTCCCACTCTACACTTGATATATGCTTCGATGGTCCACTGGTATGGTCTTTGATCTGCTTCTCTTTCAGCAGCCAAATTGTATTCTTCCACAAATTGTTCTAAGTCTCGCTGGAGTAGTGTAAACTCACGTTCAGTCCGTGCTTCTATGTCTCTAAAGTCACCGTTTTGCCTACGTAGGTCAGTCAATATGTCATATGTGTGCTGTTTCTTGCCGTTGATTGTGAGGATTATATCCCGGCAGTGTTGGGGTGTGTCTACTTTAGCCACTTGATGTGCTTGCCACAGGTTTCACAATAGAGTTGTCGTGTGTGTGGGCCTTTTTGGACTGTCTGTTCAACGATCCGATGAGTGGCATCGTGTGTGTGTTCACGTGCTCTTGCTCTCTTGGCAAGTTCTATGTGTGCCATCTGTCCCCATCTTGGTATTCTGGCTTGTCTTGCCCATTCCAGATAGTCAGTAGGCAAATCCCGGATGAGTTCATCTCTGTGGATGCCGATACCCCATCTTCCCTTGTTGGGTCTATGTGTGTGTGTGGTCTGTGTCCATTTCATATGTCAATTATAAGTTCTGGATTGACTGCTGTCAATCGCCCCATCGCTACGCTCTGTGGCTTAAACTCTCCAACTCCAAAAAAAACAAGTGGCGTAAGCCGCTTGTTAGATAGCACTGGTGCTATCTCTCGTTTTGTGTGTCACGTATTTAAATTTCGTGTGTTCATTGTTGGGAAGCCATAAGAAACCACAACGCCTCCACTCACAAGTGGTGAGACCATGGTTTACCGCTCGGTTGGGGGTTGCCACTACAACCTGCTTGACCCAAGTGATGTCGCCATCACAGCGTATATGCCCTCGACTGCCTCTGTCTTACTGGGTGTCACCAAAGTTGGGTTGTATACACCCCTTTGGGTTGAGTGTGACCAGTATGGCGTGTGCCACGGGCGGAGCGTCGCTTACTCCCCTTTGTGTTTGTGCCTGGAAATGCCTTTGCTATGCCTTTGTAGTTGTATTTAGTATAACACAAAAATTGATGTGTTTAAAGTGTTTTTTTTGGGTTTTTTTTGGGCGAGTGAGGCCAACACCGATGTTAGTCTAAACAAGGCATAGGAAGATATCATAAGCACCAGTGTCGGCCACACATATTTAGCACACCTATCAAAATGGCTTAAGAATTTGTGTGCTCAAATATTTACAATTGGAAACGCCTGTTACACACGTGGCAGGTTATGATTTTGGTGTGTAGATTGGCTGTCTTATGGGACTTACACTTGCCGTTGGGGTGATCACAGGGATTGGTGTGCTTGGGTATCCTTACCCTGAATGTGTGACCATCGTCCTGGGGGCGAACATAGGTCTCTATGCCCCACTCTTTGAGTTTGTTCAGTAACTGCTTAGATGTTAGCGCCATCAATCATGGACTTCCACTGACCGCCTGTGTAATAGACAGGAATGCCCACGCCTGCTGAGTCTCCAGCATCCGAGCAGAAAGCAATCATCCCGTCTGCCAATCCGGATTGGGCGTTCAATTGTGCCGTGGTCTGTGGTGTCAACTTGATGATGTTCTCAACCGTTACTATGCTGGTGGCAGGATCCAGTGTGATATCGTTGCCTGATGTTGAGTTTAGTTCGTTGGGAATCTGTGAGGCAGATATCTGTGAGGAAGCGTTCAATCCCGCTACTCCTGATGCCTGGTTCCTTCCGTTTATCACATTAGCCAGCTCGTCCAATGCTGTTTTTAAATTGGCACGTGCCGCTGCCGGTGAATCTGTGCCCGAATCCAAATTGGTGGTCACTATGTTACTGCTGTTTGTCGGCCAAGTCATTTATGGTGTGCTCCTTTTCTATGTATGGTTGTCTCAGTGTGATACAGCCCTTAGGCAATACCGTGATATCCGCGTATTCTGTTTCAGCACCTTCTATGTTGGAATGTGATGCTGATGTAACGATCCAATCCGCTGTCTCGTGTATTACTTCTGCTATTGTAACACAGCGAGCGGGCTCCAACCTTTTGATTGCTTCCATATCGTGCCAAGTGGCCATCCCTGTGGGATCCCACCAATATATTTTCTCTAATTGTTTCATTTGTTTAATTTAATCTCCAAGTCTTGGTGTTTAACTGCCAAACTATTGTGCTTAGACTTGATCTCGTTGATTAGTTTAGCGGCTGATTCGTAGTCGTCTTTCAATTTGTTGTAGGCTGCTGCCAGTTCTCGCTGGTTTTTAAGGATGGACTGCTGGGCTTGTCTTAGGTGCGCCTGTTCCTCCTGTAATCTACACAAAAAATCGTATGGGTCAAAGTCTGTTAGCATTCTTTATACTCCTTATCATCAATATTTAAGTGTGTGTGTAAAAAAAGCAGGTTTTTTAGCATCTTTTTTAGGCCTCTACGATGTTGCCTGTAGCATCCGACACTAATTTAGGCAATCCTGCTATTTGTAGATACACATAGTGGTCTCTATTGGTGCCGTTGGTTGTGAACACAGCATATTTGGGGTTGGCTTTGTCCGCCAAACTTCTTACTACCACTATAGGTATTTCTGAAGCGTCTCCTGTGGGTGTGTTGAAGTAACCCACGTCCACATAGCCGTTGTCCACGTATGGGTCACCTGTGGATCCCGCTGAATCGATGCCGGAATCTGTGTATAAGGCTGTGCCGTGTAACGAGCTAATCAAACTATACTCTTGGGTTATGGGCACAATCCTCTCCGAAGTGCTGCCGGCGTGTGTGGCGCTATCTCCTTGGATGTATTCCACCTGTTTGGTGCCTTTTAATTTTGTGGTGACCTTGCTGATGGATGTCAGTGCCGGATCTCCACCTAAGGGTGTAAAAACTTCAATTTTAAATTGGAAATATCTTGCTCTAACTCCTGATAAGGTTGTGCTGGTGCCGGCGTTTATTACAGGACTGCCCGGCAAGTAACTGGAGGAGTCTATCTGGGTGTCGGCATAGACCTTTATGTTTACATCACCCACAGCGCTCACACTACACAAAGGATTTAAATCTGCTACCCTGCCAAAGTCTATGATATCAGTGTAATATTCTATGTCGGGCACACCCACTGAAGACACAAATCCGCCATCCCCTGTGTGCCAACTGACATTCCAATCATCCCAAGTGCCAATACCACTCTGCCAATCATATAATACGGGAAATAGTGCTCTTGCTTGTGGATCGTAATAATTTGCCATGGTTTATCCTAAACTATGTGTGGTCTCCCTCACATCGGGGTCTGTTGCCAAATCAATACCTTGTATGGCGTTGTTGAGGGCGGCCTCTAAATTTTTACCTGTGGTTGCCTGGGAATTTAGATCCGTGTAGGCAATCGCAGGATACGAACCTGTGCTACCATCCACGTATTCTTTGTTGGCATCATTGTTTGCCCAACGAGGCACAAAATAAGTGTCATCTGTGAAGTCCACCGAAAGATACAAAGGACGAGCTTGGGCGTTCTGTGTGTTGAATGTGAAATCTTGTTTCTTGTTGAGAGCACCTGTTGCCACTGAGTATGTGTATAGTCTTAATGTGTCTATTGTGGTGTCCTTGGGCGCTTGAACTCTGAAATTTAATTGACCATAGCCTGAAACTTCTGTGTATGTGGGATCAATAGCAAACTCACGTCCCGACACACCCACCAAGAGTGCTGAAGTTCCTCCACCTGTGCCAAACTCGTTGAAACTGGTCACGGTTGTTATGGCGTTGCCATCTTTAAAGGCTGACAATATGTTATTGACATCCAAAGGTAGCACGGTGGCTGCTGTGGAATAGAAAGGAACAGGTAATGGAACACCACCCTTAAGACCTGGTGGACTTGGTATAACAGGATCGGTCAATCTGGGTGGTCTAACAGAAACTGGATGTTCTGGTTGTGGTAAAGGCAAAGGCACCAAACTATAAAAGTCTGCTTGGTAGACCTGTGGAGGATTTTCTATCTGTTCTCCTGCCACAAAGGGATAAATGTTGGCATCGTGCTCGGTGGCTTCGATGCTGACCGTTGCTTCTGGGTTTATGCTGACTTTACTCACTCTAAATGTCTGTAGACTTAGATTGAACACGGTGCTGGTTACCCTTATGATGTCTCCCACTTCCAACTCCATCAGTGCTGGTGTGCCTGTGAATTGGATGTATCTTTGGTTACGTGATTTATACCAAATTGTTCTCGCTATGTTCCTTGCGATGGCCACGTTGGTTACAGAAGCATACATAAACTCTCCCACCAATTGTTCTCCGTTGTCTTCTGCCAATGCTGTGGTGTAGGTGGATGAAGTTTCTTCCGGCCACGCCACCTGTTGCTCTGTGAAATTTTTTGTGGGGTCTACATATTTGATTATGACTTGGTTAAATTTTTGTGCTTTGTTTTCTCCACTCAGCGTCATACCATACAAAAGTTCATCCTCTGTGACATCATACACCACATCCACATTAGCAGAATCTATGTCCCAATTGTTGCCACCATCGTCTATCCTAATTTTGTATCTGCCTCTTGAGTAAGGCATAAAACCTCTACAACCTTGGACTAATATTTTTACGTTTTCGATAATTTTTGCTCTCGTGTCCAAAACCACGTTGCTCAGCATAGCAGGACCATCCTGTGTGCCATTTTGGTCATAGTCGATGAGTTGATTACACTTGTTGGCTGCCACCCAAAAATACTTGGCGTCAATTTCTTCTTTTTGTATGCCGGCTCCGAAGCGAGGATTCATCATATAGTCCAAAAGATGATTTACTGGATTGTAGGATATGCCTTTGGTCAAATCGGCGTAATCGTTGGACAAATCTTCGGTGTAGCCTGTGTGTGTGGTTACATCGTAGACTTTTTTACCAATAATGTCGAACATCACATTAGGAATGCCACCTCCATATGGATTGTTTTCTGCTTCATCGTTTGATTCGATGTGTTTCCATTCGTATCTCATCACAGCATAAGCGATGCCCGGCATTCTTCTGGCATTAGATCCACGGTCATCCCAACTGGGTGCTCCGTTTGCCAACGAGCTCTGTGATTGTGACTCTGTGCCCGCAAACAATTGGAATGTCAATCTGTCCTTGTATCTACCTGAAGATGGAGCGTGTTCTGTGGTAAAAGCGGGATTTGAATTTGGTAACTCCACTTCGTCTATGAACACCCTGTTTACTTCTGCTATTTCTCCCTCACATAAGGCATACACCACGGTCAAATATCTGTTGTTTACGTCCGAAGTTTCTCCGTGTGTTTCTGCGAATATAATTTTACCACCGATACGTCTGTGACCATACACCACAGGGATTGGCTCGTTTGTGCCTTTCCTTGTAATTTTAACTCCCTCAATCTGTGCTGATTGGTCCGGAGCTCCACCGTTGTAGCCTGGTATGTCCGGCATCAGAGCACCTGTTAGCACCGAACCGATTGCCTTGACTGCCACATAACCCACTGCCGCTATGGCCACAGCACCAACGGCTATGGCAGCGGCTCCTGTTAATCCGATAGCACCACCTATGGCAGCGGCAATTGGTATCACTGGTCCTGCCTTGGCCATTGTGGGCAACAAGAAAGCTGGTATTGCCGCGGCTACTATTAGTGCCTTGTCCATTGTTTTAATCCTTTTACATACTGATTGCCTGCCAGTGTCATCAATCTACCATACAATTGGTCTGCTTTGTCCAAGAACAATTGGTTTTCTTCGTCCACTTCGAATTGGTCATTGAAAGCCACAGCTGTCGCAACAAAATAATCGCAGTCCATGGTTTCGAAGAAATGTTCGCAGGAGTCAAATAAACTCTTGCTCTTGTATCCGTTCCTGTATGAAGGATGGATATAGAAATATTGTATCAGACCTTCTTTTTTCCTGTTCCACGGATTCCAATGTGTTTGGCAACAGGCATAACCTATCACCTTGCCGTTCTCTTCCAACACCAATCCTTTGTAGTCCGGGTGTATCTTAATTTGCTTGATTAATTTTATTAATTCTTGTTCATCATAGTCGCCCAAGCCTGTGCCATTTTCTTGGCAGTGTCTTTCTGCTAACTCTATTACATCGTTTACATCTTCATTTCTAAAGTCTCTAATCATTGAATGGTCTCCCCCATGGTATGTCTGCTACGGTTTGGTCACTGAACTCGAACCCCCAATCTGTTGGGTGCTCTCTTTGTAGACTGCCTAAATTAGTTCTTCTGCCATTTGTCTTCTCGAAATTAGCAAATGTTGAAGCAACCTCTAACACTATGGTGGCAGTTTTTTTAGCGTCATTTACAGCATAGGATTGTATCTTGCCCTTGAATGTTACCACTGGTTCCCCTATGATAGCATAAGTGACAGGATTTAAGAAAGCCAGCCTCAGTGTGACCGACTTGTTGATTATTGCTGATGTGGCATATGTAGAGATGTTGGCAGTTTCTAAGGCACTCAAAGATATATTGGTTTTACCAACGATGACTTCTTGGCTTTCTTCTGCGCCTGTAATGCCTAAAAATGTGCCCTGTGCTTGGTATGTGTTGCTGTTGTAATCTATATCAAAGAAACAATCTGTAAAATAATTTGTGCCTGTGGCAGTTTGTATGTCCGCCATCTGGATGAGGATAAATTGGGTGCCTTCTAAGTGTGACCTAAGTGTTGAATCCAAAAGTCTTGGCATTTTATATATCCTCTACAAGACTAAACTCATATGTTACCGACTCATCTGTCTGATACTTGAAACTTTGTTGGTCACCGTTTATGAACATCCTAAAAGGAACCGCGTTTACGGTGACCTGTGTGTTGCCCCCCGCGGAGTCATCTTCTATGGCAGTTTGTAGCCCCGGAGTAATGTTGAGCGTGCCTACAGAAGAGCCGTCAATTGTTGTATCTGCTGTCACCATATAAACTTTGGTATGATTTTCGAACCTAACCACATCTCCCGCCTTCAACACGGTGATGTTTGTGCCAGCATCTGAGTAGATGTCAATTTGTGTGGATCCTATTGCCTTGGCAGCGGTGACATACATAGTTTGGTTTGGATAACCGCCCCTTGTGTAACTGATATTAGGCAGTGTGATGTCGAAGTTGTTTAAAGACCCCTGTGCCAACGTGGCAAATGCTTGTATAGACCTAAAATCATCTGGCATAACTCTTGGATACACAATTTTGACTCCGAACTTGGAATTTGCTGTGGCAAGTCTCAATGCTCTGCCTGATTGTGTTTCTGTTACCCTTGTGGATGTGATTGTTTCGAAATCCACACTCTTAAAACCTATTGTTGTGGGCCAACTGCCTATGTATGCCATATTATATCAATGCTCTCTTTCCTTGTCTATTTAAACCTTCGTTGATTATACCAACGATTGTGGCACGTCTGGACACCAAAAGTTCGTCGAATCCTGTAGCGTCTACCGTTGTGATGTTGAAGTTTACATTTACATCACCTTCGCCTGTTTGTGAAATGCTTTGGGTGGTTTGTCCATTTGGTAGGATGCTACCGGATGAGTTGGGCACAAATAACTCTGGTCCCTCTTCTCCCACGATGTAAGGATTGCCTTTTCTTACAGGTCCACCTTCTGCCAATCCTGGTATAGCAAAACCAAAACTGCCTGCTATGGATTTTATAGCAAATGTAAGGGCAGCCTGGACAGCAATTTTTACCAACTCTCTAATTACAAAACGAGAGAAGTCAGCAAAATTAAATTTACCTGTCATAACAAAATCAGTTAGGTCATTGGCCATTCTATCGTAGACCTGTGAACTGAGTGTGCCTAATTGTTTAATCATATCCGCTTGTTCTTGTATGTGTTGTCCAAACTGATAAAAAGGCGACTCCATGGCAGCCAAATCTAAAATTCTTTCATCCAATATAGCCAAACTATCGTTAAGTCCTGGCAAATTGGCTTTGAGTTCCATTAACAAATCTCTCTCTTCCTTGAGAGTTGGATCTAAGGCTGACATAGCCCTTTCTGTTTCTATTATGGTTCTCTTAATCTTGTCGTATTCTTTTCTTGCTTCTTCAACAGGCGTTCCTATGTCTTGAACTATTAATCTTTTGCCTGCTTCTGCTAAATCATCGTAGGGCTTGAGCATACCTTCTATAATGTCTTTGTTGCCTTTTATAGCGTCGGTATTTTTAATTGTTTCTTCCGTTAATTCGCCTAACACCAGCTCTTCTTTTTTGGTAGACTCTGTCTTTTTAGTGGATGCTGTTACCAATGCCATTGATGTCTGGAAGGCATCCATATCCAAGTTCATTCTTATTTTTTGAAGTTTGTTTATGTCTTCTAAAACACCCAATCCCAGATCGTCTATGCTCATCTCTCCGCCTGGAGTTCTTATGAAATCAATTTGTATTTCTTTTGCTTCTGCTAATCTTTCATCCAACAATTTCATTTGTTTGTTGATTTCTTTTAATCTTTCTTCGCCCTCCAATCCTGGATCAATAGTAAAATCTTTGTCCATTACGTCGTCTATGGCTCTGGAGATAGATCCTATGATGCCCACTATGGCTACTATCAACGCTTTACCTCTCCATCCCACTAATAGAGCACCGATGATGCCAAGTTCTTTAACAAAGTCTGGCAGGGCGTTGTAACCTGCTACCACATCATTAAGAGCATCTTTGACTATTGCTAATTCGTCTCCAAGACCTTTCATGAATTGTATGGTTTTGTCCAATCCAAGACCGATGCCCTCTCCTAATTGTTTGATTAGGTCATCATTCTTAACAATAAAATCTGTGATGTCTAAAACTAAATCTCTTAGCACCGGAGCAAACTGCTCGCCCAATGTGTATTTGGCGTTGTCCACAGCATCTTCCAAGTTTGAGAATGCCTGTGACAAGTTGCCTGATAGTGCCGCTGTTGCTCCACCAAATCTTTCCTCGAATCCTTCTTCCAAAGCACGAAGTATCTTTTGTGCTCCTTCCATAGATTGACCAAATTTAGCAACGTCTCTTCTTGCTATGCCTAATTTTTCGCTGAGAATCTCGAACACTGGGATACCTCTGTCTCCCAATCTTTGTAGTTCGACCAATCCCAAACCACCTGCTGTTGTTCTTGAATACAAGTCAGTGATGGCTTGTAGTGTGCCCATCCTGTCCGAAGTGACTGATGCCACATCTTGGAACATAGTCAATAATTTTGTGCTTGGTGTGATACCTGAGGATTGTAGTTTGATGAATGTGTTGGTCAAATCATCAACCGTAAAGATAGAGGTTGTAGCAAACTGCCTAATATAGTCGAATGCTTTCTGTCCTTCTTCAGCGGATCCTGTAACCGCGTTTAAGGCAATCCTCAAGTCTTGGAATCGTGCTGTGGTTGAGATTATAGACTTGACCACATAACCAGTGGCTATGCCAGCGAGAGTTTTGACCAGTAATCTGCCCCTATCATTAATAGAGGACATCTCTTTGTCAATGCCCTGTATCCGCTTGTTTATATTGCCTAACGCGGCAGCGGTTTTATCGTTTACGACTATGTCCAGGCCTATTCTTGACATTTGACATCGTCTCCCTTGATTGATCCGCTTTTAATTTGTAATAAGCACTCCATATCATCAGCTCCTGGACACTCAACTCCATTACTTCTTCCAAGCTCTTGCCCAAATCCTGTGCCACTTGGCACAGCAGAAGTAGTTCAGTGTCCTTTTTTAGTTTTTTACTAATTCCTCCTGTTTAACGTCCAAAGTAGCAGAATTTATTGCTGATGCTATCTTAGTGAGCACAGCAGGATCTACTTCGTTCATTAAAGTAAGTTTGTCGTGTTGTGTAAACATTCTGTTGCCATCTATTGTGAGCGCTTTTTGTATGATGCTCTCAACTAATGCTTCTACTATTTTGCCCTGTTGCTGTAAATCTAATATTTTTGATTCCACAGCAAACGAGTGAGCAGACTTGTAAAATATGTCTGTCTTCCACTCGTGGACGGTAATCTTTTTTAACTCGCCGTTTATTTTCTCAGCGAAGTGTTTTTTGGCATTTTCTAATACGTTCATTAATATTTTCTCCTTGTTATTTCGTTTAGTGTTGGACCAATAATACCTACTGGTGCCTGTTTGGAACTGCCTTGTTCCAATTTGTCTATGTAAATCACCCTGTTCTCGATTACCACTGCTTTGGTCAGTCTTTTCTTCTTCCAACCGTTCCTTGCTTTGCCTAATCTTATGGGTGTATTGGCACGGGCTACAACCACAATGTCATCGCTGACACGTTCAATAAGATTGTCCACTTGTCGTTGGACATCTGTATCGAATTGTCGTAAACCCGTAACCTTTACTTGTAACATCTTAAGATACAGCGGCCTCTACTAAAGAACCTGAACCTTGGAAATCCACGGTTGCTGTGATTAAGTCATCGTAAGATGATGTTCTTGTTACTGAAGTCACTAAAACTTCACCTGAGTATTTTTTAGCACCAACATCTGTTGATGTGTAAAATTCTATAGATAAAGTTCCTGTTTGTGAGTCTTCTGGATTGAAAACAGCACCATTGGTTGATAAGTGGTCATCGTTGTAAACCACTTCCATTGATCCTGTAAATTGTGTTAGACCCTTAGCATAAGTTCTTGCTCCACCTGAGTCCATGGAAGTTGTCTCCACGGTGTCGGCGGTGTGTGTGATGGTCCAAGATCTAACATCCGCTACTGCCGTTGGGTTCGCTGAGTCGTTGGTATCGACTTTAACGGTGCCCTTTTCTCCTGTTAAAACAGCCATTAGTTTTCTCCTTCTTGGTTGTTAAGATTATCATCGATGAATCCCTGATTCTGTTGTAAAAAATCGTGTTCTTCATCGTCGATAGTTGGTTGTTGTTCCACCACCGCTTCAACTGGTTTTATCCGTTTGCTGTTAGTGGGTTTTTTTGTGGTAGGAGTTGGTTTAGGAACTGCTTGTCCCTCTACAACCCAACCTCTACTTACAAAATCTTGTATTTTCTTATCCGCAACCTGTATTTTCTGATTGCCTCTTGTCATTGTTGCCATTATACTGCTCCTCCTCTAAAGTTGTATTTGACTTCAACCAGCATAGTAAATTCTCCCAACGGAGGCACTCTTGGTTGTATTTGTATTTGGCTTACTCTTGTGGTAACATTCAATCCCTCGCCTGCGGAATCAACTGCTCGCATTCTATCCGAGTTAAGAGTCTCTTCAATTCTTTCTATAAGATTATTTCTTTTTTGGTCAACACTTATGATGTGTGTGTTTCTCGAGTCACTTCTCACGTAACCCCTTATGGTAAATTCTATTGTGCCTCTGCGATATTGTCCCATCGCTATGTCTTCTCTAAGCTCGTTGCCCGATTCTATGACTATGGCAGGGAATTGTGTGATTGCTATTTTTTCTATATCAACAGGTTCTCTGCTGACCAGACCAGCACGGGGTGGTGCCATATCTGCTAAAACTTCTACTATATTTTGTGCTATTAGTTCGCGAGTGCTCATTACCTTTTAAGTCGTAGGTAATAAGTTGGTTCTTTCTCGGTGCTTACAACGGTGCCATCACCATCGTGGTCATATTCTGTGCCGTCCATTAATACTTTTTGGAACTCCATATCATATGCTTTACGATAGTAATCAAATTTTCTTTCGAATATATCCTGCTCTGAATTGAATGAACTCAACTTGGGAAAAATATAGTAACCCAAAGCATAGTAGCAAACTGCTCTTGTCCACTGGCTTGCTGTGAGCTTGCTGTCGTCCATTTCTATGTATTGACCTATAATCGATATGTCGTAACGACCTGCTTCCTGTGTGGGCCACCACTTTATCCTAATATCTCTGGTAACATCAGCGGCAGCATCACTCATTTCTGTTTCGAATGAATCTACGCCATAGTCCAAAATATTGGGTTCGTATCGTTTTATGTCGGATATTGTTATTGAAAGTGCCATTATAGTCCTTCTTTTTTTTTAACCTACAAGTCCTTCTTGTCTATTTTATTTAGTAAGGGCAATCTTTCAACTGCCCTTACATTAACGCCAGTATTAGAAAGTAAATGTGAACGGTACCACAAATACACTAATATTTACTTTAAGATTAGCTTAAAGTTGCTACGTTGTCAGACTTAACAAGCACACCGTGATTGTCAAAGATTTCTTTAACGCCGTATGTAGCAGAGCAAACGATTTCCGTTCCTCTTACTGAGGCGTTTCTTTCCGTCTCGATGTTCAGGTCTTTCTTAATAGCAATCGCTAAAGCGTCAGATGTCATAACAGCACAAGAAGCTCCTGTTGCTGAATCACCTACTGCTGAAGTTCCAATCAGTGCCGACTCATAGATGTCAACGCCTGCTAAGCGGCCGATAAAGCCTTCGTTTAACGCTTGGTTGCCTAAGTCAGATAAAGCGTGGCTCATCGCTGACGCACCTGAGTTAGTCAATTGCTTTTTAAGATCGAACGCCGCATTTGGTGAAATCACACCAACATATGGTCCATACACTGAGTTGTTTCTTAGTGTTGCTACTGCCTTAAAGATTAAGTCAGCTGACATTGCTGTTGAGTGGTCACCAACTACGTTAGAGAATCCAGCGAATAATGCCACGATGTCTTCGTCGATTTTTCTTGCGATTGTCTCACCAAAGATTTTACCAATCGAAGCTGCCACGTTGTCTGCCGCAGAATCTCTTGCTGTGTCTGTTAGTGTTGTCATCGCTGCGATTTCGTCTGTTTCAATCTGAACTACGGTCGCTGTGATTTGTTGGTTAGAAGCGTCTTGACCTTCACCTGTTGTGTATGTAGAACTAATTGGATAGATTGGCACTTGTGCTGTTTTTCCATTTTGTCCTGAAATGTCATACTCAGTGATGAGTGGTCTCAGCATCGCTTTCTCGTTCATTGTGAACAATGCTGATTGGACGATATTTGAATATAGTCCGGACAGGCCTGTAAACGAGTTAATCGTTACACTACCTGAAGTTGTTTCATTTGGCATAATTTTTCTCCTTTATGCTTTGTTAGTTTATTTGACTAAAGAGAAAATTATAAACGAATGCCTTTTGCTGCCATCAATTTCTTGTATTGCTCTCTGTGTGCTGGGTTCTTCATGTCCAAGTTTGCTAAGTCAATGCCTATTTGGGCTTGCTTGCCAACTGCTCCTTGAGCACCACTACCTTGCGGACCTGCCGCTCTGAAGTGGGGAGACGCTGTTAAGAACTCATCCACTAATTGCGATACAGAAATAGGATCACCATTATCGTTGTAACGGACAGATCCATTTTTGTCTACCACGTCTACGGTGCCTGCTTCGTTCAACTTCAATTGACTTCTCAACAGCGAAGCAACCTGTTCTGGGTTGATTGCTTTTAGTTTAGAAGCTTCGCTCAACAAAGCACCATCTACCTTAATAGAGTGAAGTTCCGTTTCGTATGATTTAATTTTAGAGTTAAACTTTTCAGCCTGCTCTTTCATCAATCTTTCATACTCACCACGCTTTTCCAACTCTTGTTGTTGGCGTGCTTCTTCTTGCTCTACTAAACTCTTGTAGTGGTCAACATCTACATTCGCGTATTTTTTTTCAAATTTAGCTCGTTCTCTTGCCACACGATTTTCAACTAATCTGTTGATTTCATCCTGTGTTAGTGCCTTCCCTTGTTGTTCCTCTTGAACTGCTTGTTCTTGAGCAGGTTGGGTAGTTTCATCCTGTGTTTGTCCAGTTTCGTCTGTCATTTGTATCTCCTTTTTTAAGTGTAGTGTCACTGCCGGTTAAGACCGTGTCTAAATATTTATACACGTCATCCGCCAAATGTGTAGATTTTGTGTTGGTTGACAAATTTTTGTGTAGGTGTTATAATAAAGATGTATTAAGGATTAGACTTTAATACACAAACAATAACCAAAACGGTTTTGTTCGGAGATAACGGAGGTGCTGTGCTGACGCCTCTCTAAATAATGTGGGCATTAGTTGATTAGTCCTGTCAGGGACGACTTGGTGAACAAGTCTATTAAGTGAACGCTCCGGCGGGCAGGACTAACAACTACTAATATCTTTTTCCGCCCTTTTTTGTGCCTTTTTTCATTTTGTTCTCTTTCTTTTTATTTGTTTTTCTTTTTGTATCCACTGGCGTAAATTGCTTTGGCTTGTCTTTGAGCCTGACTGCGGGTTTTGTAGACTTTGCCACTTTTGCCCCAACGATAACCACCTTTGACTTTTCTTACAGGCATTATTTCTTATCCGATTTAGGTCCTGAACCCACATAAAGTCCGAACCACGCCGCTCCTGCTCCAACGATGACAGATATGTAAGCACTCTGTTCCATGGTAGGGTTTGGCAAACTCATAAACCATTCTGTGGCTCTGAAGAAACACAAGCCATACAAACTTATTAGTAGTCTTGGCCATATTCTCCATTTGTCTACTTGTTCGGGTGTCATAATTTAAATCCTTTCTTCCAGGCCTGTATAGACCAGTAGGCTGCGGACAAGTTTTTTTGTCCTTTAACTTCTTTGAGCACGCCTCCCATCCTCGCCATAAAACTACGACGCCTTACATCGTTGTTCCTTTTGATGGACATTCCTTTTTGTCCGAAGTTAATCTTTTTTACGTTTCCTGTTCGTCGGTCTTTGACAAACACCTTAAACTTTTTTACATCACCTCTCATTGGTCTGTTAAGTGTGACTGATTTACCTCTGTATTTTGCCATTACATCATATCCTTGATGATTGGTAATAATATTGTTGCTATGATGCCCCATAATATCCACCACATACGATTGTCTATCTTGTCCACTTTGGTTTCAATTCTGTCTATGTCCTGTTTCATATGATGGAGATGGTTGTCTTTAATTTCTTTGGTTGAAGTTTCCAACACAGCCAATCTTTCTTCAACACTCTTAGGCATTAGTCTTCAATGCCCTTCCAACTTGGATGTTCTGCTTCTGCCCACGTGGGCAAATTTCTTTTTCTGTGTTGTAGTTCTGCTCTTACTTTACGGTTTAGTTTCCATAGTTTAAAAAGACTCATCCTTGCTCTGCGATGAGCAACCTTATTGTCGTTGACCATGGCTTTGTAGTAGTCTTTGTGGAATTGGATGTATGCTTCATCCATTTGTTTGACCAAATCAGATTTATAGTCTGGACACGCTACGAAGCGTTTTTTATGAACTATTAGACCCGCTAAAAAGTCTTGCCAATTCTGGATGGAGTTGGTTAATCTCTTCATTACTATATCCTTCTTCAATCATTTGTCTGAAGTGTGTGATTAGTTGCTCAGGTGACGTCACTGGAGAATGTTCTTGTGCCTGCGGTTGTGTTTCCATCATTTGTGTTTCCATCATATTCTCTTCATATGGTGCTGACTCTTCTGCCATTCTGTGTGTTTCGTAGTCTTCTTCGAATAGTGTCTCGAATATTTTCTCATCTATTTCTTTAAGGATGTAGGGATCTGATATATTGCTGTCCTTGGCTAATTTTAGCATATTGATGTCGTTGGCTTTGTCCTGTATTGAGAAAGACCTTGGATAATTTATTTCTCCATCAAAGGCCATACCCATATACATAGCGAATTGACGCCAAATCATTTCCTCGGCGTGTTCGAGGTTTAATGCTATGTCAGCCAATCTCGCGTTCAACATTTGGAACTCAGTCTGAAGTCCCACGCCGGATAATCTTCTGGACTCGACACTTCTTATGCCACCCAACGATGCCATTCTGTCTATAGATTCCACTTTTTGGCTGATGCTCTTTAGCACACTATCAATTGAAGCGCCATTTGGCTGTAAAAGATAGGGGCGTAAATTCGGGTCTATGCCATCCTCGACTTGTATAATAGCACCTGCTCCTGCTGAAGCATCAGTGCCTGCTGTCTTAACGAGTGCGGGATGGTTTGTAAGTCTAATTATTTGCTCAATTTCGCTGTATTCTTCGTATATGCTTCTTTGTATATCTGCTATGTCGTTTACTAAACTAATTCCAATTCCACGTTTGTTGCCACGTTGAGCATAAACTGGGCAAATAGGAATCATCCCAATTTCATTGGGCTGTTCTTGGATAAGTTCTACATCGTTTGATTTGTCAGCTCCTACTTTAAATGCTCTAATTGTGTCTAATGTGTATTCTCTTATCACGGTGTATTCTTTTTGTGTTTCTTCTTTGAGTTTCACATAATTTAATCTATACAGACCTGACTCTGTTCTTTCATAGTTCCAATCCAACACATTCTCTGGTGTAAACATAGTGGCATAAGGTCTGATGCCTTGTGCTAACTCATCTGCTCTTGTGTAGGCATTAGAAACTGGTTTGTCTATGGCTACCCACACCACTCCGTATACCATAGCATATGTGGCTACGTCTCTCATAAACTGGTCAAAACTTCTGCCATCTAAATCAGCGTCTTGGTAGAATTGTTCAATTGCTGGTAAATTTTCTAACATACCTAAATTTCTTTTTGGTGATTTTCTGTAGAGGAAGGAATTGTAAATGCCTATTACTGAGCGGCAATGATTGTCCAAAGCAACCTGTCGCAACCTTTTCATATAATCGTCTGTGCTTTCGTAATAGTAAGGCTCTAAATATTTGCCCAAAAAGTGATCGTAGCCGCCAGTGTAAGCATCGCCCAAATATGTCCATCTTGGTAGATACATCTTATAAAGCGGATGTGTCTTTTGGATATATTCCAAATCATACTCGAGTATGCCTGGTAACGCCTTACCCGGATAATTGATTGCCATTAAATTTTTCCTCCTCTAAATGTAAATCTTTGGACTGGGTTGGTTTCATGAATAGTTGTTATTGGATACAAATAATCTACCATATAAGAACAAGCGTCAAATATGTGCTCGTATCCATTTTTTTCTATTATACTGCTTTCGTCTTTATAACTCAATCTTTCCAAACTCTTAATTAAATTTTTACACTTAGGATCAACAAACAAACCAACTTCGTCTCGGGCATTTAATAATTTAGTGTTGAGTGAGTTTACTCTGTCTTTAACTGGAGTATGACTGGATCTAAGTTTACAAATGAATCCATTGTTTTGTAGGATGCTTAAATCTGTTTTACCACCTGCTGAAGTTCTCTTTTGTTTACAAGCAGGATCTGGGTAAACAAACATTTTATATTGTCCATATTTTTGTTTCAACCAATCACACATCTCTTGAGTGTGTGTGCCATCCAAATATAATTCGTCAATCACGTGGATGTAATTGTCAATCACAGCAATAGTTGCCGTGCCCGGACTAATATTGAAGTCCATACCTATATGTAATTCTGCGATTGTGCCATTGTAAGGTCTGATGTGTCTGTTTCTGTCGAAGTTGTATGCCACACTCTTACGCCAAGTTGTAAAAGTTGCTTCATACTCTTGTTGATAAGTGAGATGGTCAAGTTCTCGTTTGGCTTGATTAATTTCTTCTTGTGTGACTATGCCACCATCGATTGTTTTGTATGTGTGAGCACCCCAATCGTCTCTTGATTGTGCTTCAACAAACATTTCATGACTCCAACTGCCAACTCCACGAGGTGTGCCCGTGAACATCGCTTTGCCCATCTTGTCTGAAAGTGTTGGTCTTAACACTTCTGTCCAAGCTCTTGGATCTATGTCCTGAAACTCGTCCAGCACCAAAAAGTCTAAGCCCACTCCTCTCAGCGAGTCCGGATTGTCAGCACCTTTGAGTGATATTCTTGATCCGTTCTTTAAACGAATAACCATTTCGCTTTCGTTGGTGTTTTCTACCCAACGTAAATCTTTTAATTTTCTTTTGAGTTTGTCCCAAACGATTTGTTTGCTCATCCTATATGAAGGACTAACATACCAGCATTCTGCTCTGTCTTTGGCAGCGGCGTGTTTGGCTAATTGTCTTACAGCACAATGAGTTTTTCCGAAACGCCTTCCCGTAACTGCTACCACGAATCTTGACTCATCGCTACAGATTGTTTGTTGTGCTGGACTTAATGCCATTAATCTTCATCCCTCCACGGTAGTGGTTGTGTGCCTTCGCTGTCATCCACTTGATCCCGCTGTTTTAATACCTGCTTGCCAAGCCAGATTAACATCTTGGTGTCACCTTGTAGAGCCTTATCGAATTGGACTCTACGTAAACTTTGTTTGCCTTGTGCTCTGCCCTGCTCAATCACATCCATGAATCTTCTCTTGAGTGTTTCTACGTTTGTGTTTGCCGCTTCTGCTATTTCTGGCAATGAACATTGTATTGATGCTAATCTAAGGATTAGATTTCTGTCTATTGTTCTGTATTTCTTACCTGTATTATTTGGAGCTGCCATTATAATTGTCTCTCCACACATTTTATTCTAAAGTTTCTTGAATCTGTTAGTCCACCATCTGTTGTTATGGTGTATTCTACATTGTAAATTTGTCCACCTTCACCGCCTGATATATTTGCTGTGACTTTTTTGTTGTCGTTGATTGCTGTTGAATCAACTGATAGACTTGTGCTATCTCCCACGGTGTTTGTGATTGTTACCGTTGCCGAACTTACTACTTCTGCGGCAGGTAGCCAATCTGTCCAATCCACGGTATAATCTAATGTGGCGGCAGGATCTTTAATAATGTAAGCACCTATATTGTCTTGTTTGAATCCTGTGAGTTGTGCCATTAACCAATTCTCCTTTCGTTGCTGCCAACGGGTGTGCCTCTGTCTAAAATTAGGTGCTGTGCTTTAATTTGTCTTGTTTCCTGAGGCACTATGTAAGACCTAATTTCTTGTCCAACTTTATTTACACGATTCTCCGTGTCAATTGTGTATAATCTGTTTTCTTTTTGAACAATTATACGTCTTGTCTCGCTTGTAACCCTAAATGTCCTGTATGGATCAACAATTTTATATTGTGCTATGGTTAGGGCAAAGCCATTTGATTGTATGGAAGCCTCTAAATCTTTGAGATATCCGCCTAATGCTGTGAGTTGTGAATCTATTCTTGCCAACAAAGAAGTGCCTGGTATGATGGTGCCTTCCAGTGCCAATTGTGTGTCGCTGTTTACATCTGTGTCGCCTGATAGTAGATAGCCTGCTGTTGTAGCCAATTGAGATTGGACAATTAAATTGTCATCTATGTCTATGATATTTGTTGCTGTTGTGGCTTGGACAAAATCAGCAACCGATGGTATGGTAAATCCTCCGTGGATTATGCCTGCTGAAGTGCCTGCGGTTTGGTTGATTGTAAATTGACAATCAGCTGAATACAACAACGACCCTGAAGCAATAAGATAACCGCCTGTAACATTAATCTGTGAAGCACTCTCTAATATGCCCTCTCCGTTGTATAATCTAAATCCTGATGCTTGTAGTTGAGATTGTATGCTGTATTCTTGATACTCTTCCGGGCTGGTGTAATCGTCTGTCACATAGTAGTTGTGATAGTTCTGTCCACCTATCTCTAATAAATTGCCTGCTGTGCCTGAAGTAGCAACATCAGACGAAATTATAGCGGATGACCCTAATAAGTTTGCTCCAGTCACATTAACTTGTATGTCGGATGATATTGATGCTTGACCTTGTATGCTGGGTCTTACTATGCCACTGAATGTGGTTTGTATGTCCGAACTGATGGAGGTTTCGCCAAATTGTGCTATACCTCCCACCACACTGAATTGAAAATCTGTTTGGTAACTATTTGTGAGATCTGGTAAAACGATAAAACTTACATAACCCCCCTCACTGCTGTCCCCATCCAACACATAGTCACCCTGTGTGCTGTCGGCATTTGTGACATAGAAAATATCCACAGAGGACAAATCAAATCCGTGTGTGACTGCTGAAGTTATTGTTGGCACCAATTGACTGCTGATGTCAGCAGATGCTGGTCTGGTCACTCCTGCTTGACAGGACAATTGGGCATCAACGGCGGGAGAAGAAAAGCCTCCCCTAATGAATCCTGCTGTGCCTGTTAGTGTGGATTGAACTGATATGTCTTCAAATGTGTCACCACCCACACCGTCAATTGAAAATAGATTGCCTTCCCAGTGCCAAGAAGCATCGACATTATAAATTCTGGTGACAGAATAGCTCCTCGAGAATGCCCCGTTGCTTGCCGTGGTGCCACCGGTGAAAGTTTGTGTGGTGCTCACACTGGCGGGTAAATTATTTGTGGCACCGGCTTGAGTGCCACTGCCTCTGTAATAAAAATCTGTGCCTAAATTACTTGAGGATAATGTCCTTGGTCCATCCACATCATAGGAATCAATTGAATTGACGGCGAGTGTGAAATTGATGGATGTGTAATTGAACATAACTTGATACACATATTTGGAAGAATTATATGTGTTGGTGGGTCCATCGGGATCATAACCCGGCCAATTACTGCTGAAAGATTGTGAGGCGGTGCTGGTTGAGGAGGTGGAGTTGTTGTCTGTCGCTAAGGTAGGTCCGTTGGCAAATACGGCTGTGGACAGCGTGTCCGCGAATACATTCTGAACGGTTGTAGTCAAACACCACCCTCCTTAATTGGGATTAAGTTAGGCTGATTTGTAAGTTGCCTGTTGCGATTTGAAAAGTGTCGCCCGTTGTTACCGTTTTGGAAGTTGTGAGTTCACCATAGAATAACACATTGCCTGATGTGGAAGCATCCATCACTGCCACACAAGTCACCGCTCCGTCATAGTTGGCAGTTGCCACTGGAAAAGTCACCGTGCCTGTGTTTTGTGTTGCTCCACTGGTAGAGGCATCGAATGCCACCGTCTGTCTTGAGTAGTTGCCCAGTGTGATTTCGTCTGATAGTGTGCCCGCCTCTAAGTTGGCCAACACCGCTGCCGCTGTGCCGTAAAATAGTGCCACCCACAAACCGGTTGGTTGTGTGAAGGCTGTGTTTCTGAGTGTATGGTCGAGAAGTTTGTCCTCGAGGTAATTTGAAGCCGCGTTGCTCATTTAATTGTTCTCCTTATAAGGTTGGTTTGTTATAACAAATGTATTTACTTGATTACGCTGTCCACAACACCCACTGAGTGTTGTCTTGGTCCCAAATATACATTGTGTTTTCATCACCTGGGTATGCCACGGGTGGAATGTATTTTTTCTGTGTGTCATCCCACACCCAGTTGTCATATGGTTTGGGTTGGTAAAATCCATCCTT